TGGGGCTGGGGCTGGGGGGTTCTTAAACTACATAACTGTCAAAGCCAAAATATCCCACTCCCTTGAAGCCGGAGTTGATACGCAGTGAAGGGTAGTTTGAGCTGCCAGTAGTGATATATCCAACGATAGTTACTTTGTCATCGTTGATGTACGTGCTTCCTTTAATCGTATCGGGGTAGATTGTTGTTAGGTCAACTATTGTCGAAGAAGAAGAAGTTGTATCAATGGTACCGTTATACTGAATTCTACGCCCGATCATAGATGGAATAAAAGTGCGGAGATTACTGGAAATAATCTGGGGGTTTACTGCTTCATTAGTTGCCACAACGCTCCCAATCGCTCCTTTTAGAACACACGTCATAAGGGTTCCAATGCGGTTAGATCCTTTAGTGGTGGGGTGGATGTTATCGCCCATCATGCAGTCATTAGCAAGTTGCGTGTATACAACGCTGTCGATGAAAACTGGTGTGTCAAAGTTACCGTTCAGATTAAGCGCTGCAATTCGCTTTTGCTTAGCCCCATAAGATAGAATGTCCTGTTTCGATGCGTTTAAACCGATTCCGATAACGGCATTGGGAAAAGCGCTGTTGATCTTGGCAACCAGCGATACTATTGCATCGGTGATGGAGTTTGATCCGTCGTTTGTTCCTCCGACAATTCCGACATATTTCACATATTCGGGGTTCTTAATTTCAGAAATAGCCTTGTCTACTTGAACAAAGAAATTTTTTTCCTTAGTAGTGTTGAAGGTGGCACCGCCCACACAGTAATTATGCAATTCAGTCGCTTGGAGCTTATTCGCGGTAATTTCGCACCACACGGGGCCTTGCGATATAGTGTCCACTCCGTAGCTGTCTCCGAATGCCAACATTACATTCGTAGTGCGATCCGTTTTTTCTTGTGCAATTGCAGCGGCATTTGCGTTAATTGCAGCGGTATTTGTGTTAATTGCAGCGGCATTTGCGTTAATTGCAGCGGTATTTGTGTTAATTGCAGCGGCATTTGCGTTAATTGCAGCGGCATTTGCGTTAATGCGATCGTCGAAGGCCCTCACTTCTGCCCGATACGCCTCAACCTGCGCGTTGAAATTGCCTGTCAATGCCCAGTACTCGCTATTGGTAATCTCAATACCCGTAGGCACATACTGCCGGGAGGTATAGGAATTACCGTTATAGAGCACGATAGTCAAAGGCTCGTACTCGCGCGTATCAGACCACTCAAGCGGCTCTGCGAACAGCGGCACATAGCGAGCACCCACATACTGCCTCACACCAGGAGCAGGCGCATCGGTCGGCGTGTCTGCCAGCGCTGCAATGCGCTGCGCAAGCGCTTGCATCTGCTCGTCAGTCAAGTTTCCAGGGTTAGCCATCTTTTTTTACCTCACAATCTCCGGGGTTTGGTTAACAGTCTCGGTGTTTTTCGGCTCGACCTCCCAGCGGAGAATGAGCCGCCCGTAGGTATCTTCGGCGTAAACGTGTCCCGTGTCAAAGACAATCTCGTCCCATGATTGCGGCACGTAGGCCACGAAATAGCCCTCAAGGTTCAGCCCGAAGTACACCTGTTTCGCAGTCTGAGTGAACACAAAGTCCAGGTTATCGGCAATCCACTGCTTCACCTGCTCTTTATAGTAGTCATTGAAACCCGACTCTTGGAACTTTTCGAACTCCGCTTGCAACTTGTCCAGCGCGTCGAGCACGGCCTGGTAGTTGTCCGCCGTGTTCTCGCTGAAGCAGATGGTCTTCCACAGGTATTCGCAAATCGCCTTAATGCGCTCCTCTTGCGAGTACACATCCCAGTAGAATTTCGGAATTACCGGGGTGTAGTCGGTGAAGGCCCACCACCTCGGGGCGAACTTTACGAAATCGCCCACATTGCACTGTCCCATCGTGCACCTCCTTAAAATGCGTCCATGTCCACCGTGAGCAAACAGGCGAACAGCTCGTCTAACTCTTCCAATATCATAACATCCACGGTTTTGAAACGGGTCTGCAACTGCTCCCACTTGTCCAGCACATCGCCCTCGGTAATATTCTCGAATTCACGATCATTTCCGGAGCTGGCATAATCGGAATTCCCCGATAGCATTGTCTCGGGAAATTCGCTGTGAATGTCTCGGGATTTTCCGTAAGTGTTGGAGGTTTGGAGGGGGTCTAACCCTTGCTCTTCCAACTTGTAAAGGCGCTTGTACTTGGGCATGATCTCGTTCATCTTGCGCATAAACTGCTGTTTCCATCGGCCCGGCGGGAGAATGCCGATCTCGCGATAGAAGTACCGCGCCTCGATCATGGTGCAGAGGCGCTTGTACTGCTCCACGTCGTAGTAGTCCCATGTCCAGGAAGAATCGTTCCAGTCCACCCACCCCGATTCGATCAGCTCCCCGAACTGGATCGTCACCACCGAATGGAAATCATGCGTCCATTCCAACGGCGTCAGACTAGTTACCTGCGAGCAGTCCATCATCGCCCATCCTCTCCAACTTGTGCGAATAGTCGTAGTTGGCGCTCTCCCATTCGCTCGCCCAGTACACCTGCACGTCGAGGCCGAAACGCTCGTTCAACTTCTCAAGGCCCTGGCGTCGCGCCAGAAGCGGATTGAAGCGGTTTATCTCGGCGGGGGATTGCAAACTCGTCACCTCGTCCTCTATCATGCGCTCGCTCTTCTGCGTGAGCGCATCGATGCCCAAAAGCGTATAGACCTGCGTCCAGATGTTGCCCTGTGCCGTCTGTAGCTCCTCGCCGATAAAAGGTACGTTGAGGTTCAGGACGCTAACAGATTCGGCCAGCGTCTTAAGGCGCTTGGTTCCCAAGATAGCGGGCTCACCGCCGTATAGCTGTTTGAATATGTTGATACCGTCCAGCTCCTCCACGCCGTTATCGTCCACGGCCAGCGCCACGGGCTTGTGCTGCTGCAACAGATTGATGTCGAAAGTACGGTCGCATAATGCCAGACGGCGCGCGAATACCGACAGCTTCCACATGAGCGGGCTTCGCATGAGGTTGTCGTACAGCACCACCCCGTTGCCCCAGTCGCACCCGAAATTAGGACGTCCGCACTGTCCCATAGCGCGCCATGAGCGCGGCAGATCGTACTTGTTCGGCGCTCCCTGTTGGATGGCCTGGAGCGAGTACCAGCGTCCGTCACGGTTCGCGATGGTGGCTATGCCCTCTGTCAGAAGCGTCCATTCAAGGTAGCGCGCATCGCAGGTGTCCGGCAACCCCTCCCAGCGGAAGCGCGACAGCGCCAGCCCCATGAGCCAATCCTCATAAATGAGCGCCAGCTCCTGATTGTACGCCGCGCTCTGCCAATAGCGCGCATCGTTTTTTCCGTGCTTCTTTCTAGTCATGTCAGTTCTCCCATATATCCGTTGCGCCGATTATAGCAGGTTCGCGCCATACGGTCGTGCCCTCGATCAGAATGGAACGGATCAGCGACGCCGCGCCCTGTGTGCACGCGCGGGGGGTGATCCAGACATCATCGCATTGCCAATACGTGAAGTCCCGCATGAGCTGCCACCCCGTGAAATCCCAGTACTGGCCCAATGCGTAGCCGTATCGCGCAAAATGGGAGGCCGCTGCCATGATGGAGCCTTCGTCCTGGGTTTGCACCTCGAAGACCCATCCCAACGGGCGCGTGCTTGCTGTGGAGCCGTTGGAGAACGCCCCGCCCTCCAACGGCGCGCCCAAGGCGGCTTGTTTGATCTGATTGGATATTGCACTTCGAGCGGTGTCTCGCCCGCGCCCGGCATTGGCGACATTGGTATTATAGGCGCGCTGCATATTGGCTTTATTGACCCCTGCGCTTCGGTTGTTCTGCGTGGTCTGACTTGTCGTCTCCGTGCTCAAGTTGGTTCTCTCGGCCCGTTGCTTGCGTCTTGTGTTGATGAGGTTCAATTGGTTGCCCTCTGTATTTCTAACGCTATTCGATTGTTTTGTGGCCGTGGTGATCTCCTCGCGCGTGGTGATGGCTATTCCCACGTTCGCGGTGTTCGCCTGCATCGAAGTCGCTTGATTGAACGCATATTGAAAGTTACTCGCCGCGGTGGTCAGCGCACCTGCGAAATCCATACTGGCAACTTGCCCAAGCCCCTGGGCCGCACCCATCCCCAAGGCAAGCTGTCCCGATTGGACGGAGGCATTAACGTTGTTCATATTGCTGACCGCTGCAACTTCGTTGTTGGCGTCGGTGATCGTCTGCGTGAGTAAGTTCGCGTTGTTGGTGAGTATGTTGTTTACTTCGATTGTATTATTTAGGATTGTTGTTTCCATGTCCTGCGATTCGGCTAAAACAGTTGTTGCCGCTGTAACTGACGTCGCCAGATTGGCAACCGATAAATCCACGGAAGCCTCTCCGTTGGTAAGCGCCGTCTGAGCGCTCGCAGTCGCCGAGGTGTATGCATTTTGCAATGCTGTCTCGGCCTGGGCGCGATCGAAGTGCGTGGCGTAGTCGTTGACCGTCCCGGCGTCGAGGTAGACGGCGAAACTGGGAATTTCCAAGCTTCGCAGCGTTTTCAGGGCGTCGCCAGCCCACGGCATCGATATACTGCTCAGCGCCGCAAACGCCAGGGACGCCGACGCGCCGCCCAGGTGGACGTAGGTATCCACAGCGATGAACGGGCCCGCCAAGTTCAGGCGCGCGGCGACGGAGATGTCCCCCTCGGTCTCCTCGATTCTCAATTCGACGTCGCCCGCATCGGTATGCGCCATGATACGCGCATAGGGGTACGTGTAAAGTTTCGCCATGTCGGCGCATTTGGAGGGGTATCCGAAATCCGCTTTATTCCATGCGGGCACCTCGAAGCTCTGCCACGAACGCGCCATGACGCGTGCCACTGACACCCCCGCGAACGTGTACGGCTCGCCCGTCGCCACCAGCTCGGCGGGAGCGAACCATACCGCGCGGATAGTTTGAAACGCCTGGGGCGTTTGCGACTTCATAGCGGCGAGAAGTTCGGCCAGCTTGTCAGGTGCCACGGAGAACGAAAGAAGTGACGGCGTGTCGTCTAAATAGAGCGGTTCGGCGGGCACTTGCCACGTACCCGCCGACTTGCTGCCCCAATTGCCCCAGCTGACGGCGGTCATGGTGATGACGGCGAGCACATCCCCGTTGAAAACGTGCGACTTGACGGCGGGCGTGCGGGCGAACGTGCCGAATGTCACATCCGGGGCGGTGAGCATGGTTTGATGGGCATAGGGGTTTTCCAGGTAGCTACTCGCCGTTATCTGCGACATGGGCGCATGGCCCCGCGCGAGCATCATGCCCGACACGTCCACTGAGTTTATATAGGTGCTCCAAACGTCGAGCTGCACATGGCAGAGCGTCGTATTCGGTGCCAGCTCCTCCACGGCCTCGCAGTAGTACAGGTAACGGTTTCGCGCGGGGGCGGCATAACTCACGGGGTCGGCAGGTGTGGGCATGACGGGATAGTCAAGCACGAGATAGTTGCACTGGGTCGCCGCATTGAACGGCACGGGTATTTTAACGGTGCCGTCGGGCTGTACTTGGAACATGGTCGGCTCGTCCACCTTGTACCCGTCCAGATTGTCGAAATAGGCATCTCGCGCCGTATCCGTCTCCCAGTTGACGACGTTTCGGTAATCCCCGTCCCAATTGACGGCGCACAGCTTTATTCGCGCGTTGTCATCCCAGCGCGAGTAATCGAAGTTGTTCCGGTACTTCCATACGTCGATGTTCGACAAATGCGGAAATGCCGTGTCTCCGATATGGGGGAAATCTCGTTCCATTTACTTGCCTCCTTTTAAATACAAACGAGGGCACCGCAACGGGTGCCCTCATTCTAGCAGGTTGCAGCTGCAAGCTACTGCGCCGTGGTGGCCGTCTCCGTGCCGTGCACGTCGGTCGTGCCGCTCGCGCCCTTTCCGGTGCGTTTGGCCTTTACAGTGGGCTTCACGGGGTCGGTCGCGCCGGTTGTCGGCGCGGTGATCGTCACCGCATGGCTCGCCGTGTACTTGCTCGTTGTCGCACTGGGGTTGATATATGCGCTCGTGGCCGTCACCGTCACCACCGCGCCAGCGGGCATATCGTCGGCGATATGCAGCACCGCGAACTTATCGACATAGGTCTTCATGGGGTCGATATCGATAGGCGAGCCGGGCGTGTCGTCACCGACCTTCGCAGTCACCGCGGAAACCTCGAAGAGCGCCGCATCCGGCTCCACGGCCACACCGTACCCCGCGGGGGTCATGGTGCCCGTCAGATTAACGGTTAGCTGCACCTCGGTACCGGCCTCGGCAGTCGCCGCGCCCGTCAGCGCGATGCCCGTCACCGCCTGCTTGACAGTCGGAATGGTCGTGCCGGAATCTCCCACCGTGAACAGAATTGCCGGAACGAACGGCGACGCGCTCACAATCTCCCAATGATGGAGGTAGTAGTTCGTCGCCAAAGTCTCGGCGTTGTAGAAAGAAGTATTCTCGTAGAGCGTGTCCTGAAGAATGAAGAAATCCTCCGTGGTGAGCATGGCGACGGTGTTCGGAATGGGGAACTCGTCCACGATGATCTGGCGCACGTTGACCTCTGCCATTTCCACATGGAAGATGGAGGACAGCACTTCGACGGACAGGGACGCCGCGACGGCGGGCGTAACGAGGAGCACCAGCTCCGAGGGCTTGGCGAACACGGGCACCGACACGCTCGCCGCATTGTAGCGGGCGCTGGGGAACTGGAGCATTCCCACCAGCGTTCGAACGGCGGTCAAGAACTCCTTTCCGCTCGCCTCGTCGCTCGGCACCTTGGAGAGCGGGTACTTGTAGAAGCCATAGGCATCCTCGTAGGTCGCCAGCATATTGAGAACGATACGGTACTCGTCGTAATTGTCGGAGTTGACGGGTGCTTGCATGATTCCGGCAATAAGACGGTTCAGGCCGTAATCGTCCAAAAATGCGTTTTTCAGTTCCGGGAGCACTACCGAAATCGGATATTTGTCCTGACGGTTCTGAGTGTGATAGGCCACATCGCCAGAGGGGCGGTGAAGTCGCAGAAGGGATTCCACATCGTCCTTATAGGCGTGCGCCTTCACCCAATTGAGGGCGATCTCCTGCACGGTGGTGCCGTAGTTCAGTTTGGCGCGCTTGAAGACGGCTAGCGGATTAGTCCATTCGAGATTTCGAACGTAGGTGTAGGCGATGCGGTTTACCAGCACGTCCATGAACTGATTCAGATAGGCGTTGTTGCCCGGTTTGAACAGGGCGCGCCAGGTCGCCTCCAAGCTGTTCACCGTGGGGTTGGGAATGCGCTGTTGGAAGTCGTTCCCCGCCTCGAGCCAGATTTTCTCCGCGAGAACGGAATTTGTGAGTGCCATGTTTTCATACCTCCTTAAATATTGAGTTCGTCGGCCAGGTCATCCCAGTCGCGCACCGTGATATCGTCGTCATCGTCCGCATCATCGGTAACGACCGCGGGCGCGCCCTCGTCGGCCCCGTTGTCGCTCGCGATGCCCTGGATGGCGTCCAGGCGTCGCATAACGGCTTCGTTGTGCTCGGCGAGCTGTCGGCTCAAATCCTCGATGCGTCCCACGATGTCGCGGAACTCGTCGATGCGGTGGTCTGCCTCGCCCTCGTCGATGCCGCGCACGCGCTCCACGTCGCGCAACTCCTCGTTTTCCTCGTCCATAGGGATTTCCTTTCGTTTCGGGTTCACCTTCCGCGCATTATAGCACGTAGGAAAAAGCACCCCCGCCGACATGATAGCGGCGAGGGTGTCAGATAGGAGTTGCCACAGCATCGGGGGCGCGCCTGAAAGCCGTACCCGTCGGCCGCCCGTGCGGCGCGCTCTTCACGCGGGGTGCCCGCATTCGGGCTACTCGGCGACTGCACCGCCGCGCCCTGGCGCGCCCATTATCTCACCGAAGACCGTAGAGCGCAAGGCAGTCGGCGAGCGCTTGCCGGGTGCCGTCCGAATCGCAGCGCACAAGCCCGTACTGATAGACTTCCAGAAGGTAGCGCATAGCAGACTCGTTGCGCTTGGCGAAAAGCGCATTGAACTCCCCGTCATCGTTGGTGAGCGCGTAGAGCGGGGACGCATCGCGGGGCAGTTTCGCGGTGACGTACAGATAGCCCTCGCGCTCGTCGCTCCACACGGCGAGGCGGTGCCCCCGCCCCTTTATGGCGAACTCGAATTTCGCGCGGGCGGGCTTGCGTCCGACGAACAACCCCGTCGCGTCCTGAAAAACATTGTCCATGGCACCGCCCGCGCCCTCGGCGAGCGACGCCAGAGCGCCCGCCACCGTCTCGGTACGACGTCGGCGCGTGTGCTCGCTCGGCTCCACGTAGTCGAGCAGCAAGCGACGCCCCAGCCCCGGAATCTCGTACCATGTCTTTCCGAACGCGGGCGGCTTGCGTATGCCCATGACCGCGAAATAGGGGTTTCGCATCGATAGCGCGTTGGCGAGCAGATAGACGCGCGGCTCGTGCTTGCGGGGAACGCCGGGCACTTCTCGGCTAACGGAATCGATCATCTGAGTCAGGACATAGTACTCGTTGGGCAAGTACCGCTGGAATCGGTTCATGGCGCGGTCTATGATAGCCTCGTCCAACATGATGCGGTAGACGTCCGCGAACGTGCGCTGTTTGAACTGCTGCATCTGCGACAGCGCGCCGAAGTAACCCATTACCTGCCAGTCGGGTTTCTCGCCCTCGGGCACCTTCTCGGCAATCCATGCCGTGCTGGCGTCGGTCTTGAAGATATGCCCCGGGAACTCCACGTCCGGCCCCTGCTGCAACTTGTCGAAATACCCCGACGATACCGGGGCGAGATCGGTTTTGAAGCGCACCAGCTGCACGAAGCGGCTACCGTCCTTGAGATAGTCGCGCACGAACTGTTTTCGCAGACCGTAGGTCTTCCCCGCGTCGCGCGACGCGCAAACCATGGTCATATACGCATCCTTCGAGAAGGTATCGCCCCAGTCGTAGAATCTACTGTCTGTCAAGGTAAGCCCCTTCCTCGCCATAGCCCAGAAACTTAACGGTATCGTCCACGTCGCGCCCGATTTCCCGTAAATATTGCAGATTCTGCGCATTGGAAATCTTTGAGGTGTCGCCGATGACGCGCGCCGACGGGTAGAGCGCTATCGATGCGGGCGCATCCACATGGGCAGTTTCCCCGCGCCAATCGGTAACGTCGCGCCGCACCCGGTCGGCGGGGTGGGGGTGCGTCCGCTCCAAATGGTAGCACAGCCCGTAATCCACCACGGAATTATAGCCGAGCAGGGAAGACGCCACGCCCTCGAAATCCATACCGCCCGCATCCATGTCCCGCGCCCAATCCTCGGCATTGTAGCGGTCGGCGGGGCGCGACAGGCCCGCGCAAATGATATGGTACGCGCCGCCCGCATCGCGATCTATGCGCGCCTTGTTCCATGCCTCCCAGTGGAGCGGGTAGCGCGCCACGCCTCCGCAATCCTCGATATCGAACTCGCCGACGCCTGTTAGCTCACTCGCCAAATGCGGGAAGTTCCGGCGCACCCGCTCGCTGCCGTGATCTATCGCGCACCGCGCGGCACGGTGCAGAGGGGCGAGCGCCTCCATTATCTCGGCATCCGTCACATCAGCGTCGCAAGACAGTTTTATCGAATCGGTATCGCCCCCGCATGCGCGAACGCGCCCGCCCAACGCCTCGTAGAGCAATTCGAGGGCTATGACAAGGTGCATTCGCGATCCTCCCACGATACGGCTCCCGAAGTTGTAGAGCACTTTAACAGCCTTCGGCTTCAGATCGTCGTAGGTCGCAAGGCTCGCCACCGTCGTTCTATCGACCTCCAAAGTCCCGTCGACGAGGCACTTGTACGAGGGCTTCATTATGTCCTGGGACTGCGTTCCATAGATGCCATTGAACATACCTTTTACGGTCGAGTTGTAATAGGCCTTGAGAAACGGCATTTCGGCGGTACCGCTCCGCAGCGAGTCCGCGATGGCCTCGGGCACCGTCGCGCCTATGGGGCGCTCGTAGGGCATACCCTCCTCGTAATGGTTGACAATTTCCTTCATGGCGTTCTTGGTCGCGTAGAGCACATGAGTCTGGAGCACAAGGTAATCGGGAGCCTTTACGAAATTCTGGGAGTACTCCCCGCATACGACGCGCATATCGTCCCACACGTAGGCGCGCGAGAGGTTCCATAATTCGACCTCGGTTAAATGCAGCGTCGCGGTATCGGCACTAATGAGTTTGGAAAATGCGAAGCGCGCCCCCGTGGCCGAATCCATCCAACCGCTTTGCCGGGTCGCCTCCTCGGCTATGGCTCCCGTCGGCGTCATGAAATCGACGTCGCCGACCTTCGAGGCGAATTTGCCCTGAGGGATGAGCGCGATGCCCTCCCGCTCGAAGATCGTTCCCGGCTTGAGTCGGATATTCTCGAAGCGTATCCGCGCATAAAGGGCGAACGGGAGAGGGCACCAGTAATTACTGAGCACCTCGGCGCGACTCGTCGCCAAAATACGCTCGGCGACCCTCTGCAACGGCTGTACCGTTTTCGGTACACGGAAGTTTCGAGGCATATATCGCCCCGCGATGAAAAGATGATGCATACTCGTAACGTCCAAACTGGCGACATTGGTTTGAACCGTAGCAGCGAGGTTCGCGGCCGTGAACGTCAGCCCGCCGCGAAAGCACGCCTTGCGCAGCGCGTACAAATAGAAGTTCGGTGCCCATTCGCGTATGCAGGTCATCTTGAAGGCGTCGAAGAGCGAATGACGCTGCCCGTTCGCGAACGTCACGCGCTCGCGCCCTATGGTTCGTTGGGCCATCTGACGCACCAGCGATGTCTTCGTTAGCACCGTGCACCCGAGCATATCGGCGTCCAGCCATTCGTTCGCCTCTGTGAGCCATCGGAGATAGGCGGGGATGACCTGCACGTCGCGCGCGGCATAATGGAGTTCATCGGGCGTCAGCGGCGTTTCAGGGGTGCGAATGAGATTGTAATCCCAGTCGCCCAATGCCTTTGCAAGTCCGCAGGTGCGGCCCATCGCGGCGAGGCCGCCCATCTCCAAGTAATAGGTATCCCAGAATCGCAGACATATCTCTCCCTCATAGCAAAGATCGAGGGTATAGACGTGGGTCGATGATTGGGCGTTCACCGCAATTTCGTAGTCCCGCGCCAGATCGTGCATGATCGGTTGCAAGTCGAACATGAGGTTATAGGCGCACACGACGGGCACCACGCCAGACGCATAGCCCCATTCCATGAGGTCACCCAGCCATTCGAGCACATCGGCCGAATAACGGTGGTAACGGATATCGTCGCAGTCATCTGCAACATAGGCGGTAATATCGACATTCCTTATATCGTTGCAGATATACAGGCACGGGAAGGCCACGGAGCGCGCTCCATCCTGGAGGGTCGTCGTTTCCGTGTCGTAGATCCCGCATACCTTGAAGGGGAGTTTACGCGACATTGTAGACGGGCACCGTGTAGGCTAGAAAGTCATTGGGATAGTTGCCGTCGGCCTCCACGCCCTCACCCATAGCCTGCTGCAAAGGGTTTGCGGCGTCTGTCGTGTCGGCGATGTTTCCAGCCCCGGCAAGCCCCTTTGCGCGTCTCAGCGCCTCTTTGTTCTGGCGCATCACATCGTTGAAAATCGCCTGTAGGTCGTCGCTGCCGTAATAGCTCATAATACTGGCGTAACGATCGCGCCCGCGCCCCGCCCAGGCATGCTTGGTCGCATTCCAGAAGAGTTGCACGTTCTCCTTGGGAATTGATCCGGCCCCGGCGCTTCCCGCCTTCATGTTGGCGCGAAACATGACATTTCGCCGCTGCACGGCGGTAGTACGCGCCCCTGTCGTGTAGCGGTCGAGGTTGAAGGCGGCATGCTGTGCCTCGGCCACGTCCGACTCAGAAGGGCGCTTGCCCTGGTAGCTTTCGGAGATTTGACGCATGATCTCGGCGCGGTACGCCCTCACCTGGCGCGTATTCTTGACCTTCCCGGCTTTCACATCTTCATCAAGGCGGGCCAGTGCGCGCTTCGCACGTCGCCGCGCGTTGTAAATCTCGTCCGTTCTCGCTTCCTTCGCTGCATCGCGCCCCGCGCGCGGCCTTCTCGCCATGATCTCCTCCTATCGAAAAAAGCGCCCCCGCCTTCTGGCGAGGGCGCACCTCATCGAATATCCGTGCCCTGTTTTTTTTAAAACTGAGGCACCAGGTTCTTAATGGTGTTGCCATTCGGCAAGTCCTTTGCCACGAAAGCGGCATGGATGCAGCCGTCGGGCAGAGAGTCCTTTCCGAAGTCAGGGAACATGGCCGCAATCTCGCGGACGGAGTTAGCAACGCCCTCGGACTGGGTCATGAGCACCGTGCCGTCCAGAAGAACCAGATAGGTATCGGTGCAAGGGGTATTGGGAAGACGCGGGTCGCGGCTCTTGCGAATACCGGGCTTGGTCACGCAATCCACAATGTCAAGAATCTCGCCCTCGTGGCCGTTCAGCGAGTCGGCGCTGTTGAGCGTCTTGAGCGTTGCCAGCTTGCCCTCGTTGGTCGCAAGGTCGAAGGTGTTCACATCGCCCTGGACGGCGTTGCAGGCAGAGGCACTTGCAATCTCGGTCGGCTCGGCAACGTAGGCGGTGATTTCCTGGGTCATAATTTCTTTCCTTTCGGTTTAGGCGGTGATTTCCGCATGGGTCATAAAGTCTTCGAGCGTCATTGAATAGTAGTGGGTTTCAGTTTCAACGTGGTTGATGGTGATTGTCTCATCTTCGAGTTCGCGCCGGAGCTTGCGCGTCGCCCTCTCCGGTGTGTAGCGCCCAGGCAGTTCCTCGTACACGTCGAAGAACTCTCCGTCTTTGAGCATTTGCCCGGAACACCGCGAGAGGGCTATGGTTCGCCCGATGCGCTTTCTATAGTCGATTTGAGCCTGTTCCATTCGAGTTTGTCACCTCCTTTTTTTCGAGTCGCCGAGAAGTCTAACGGTTTCGGGCTATGTCTGCAACAGTTTTTTTCTAACTTTTTTGTTTCAGCATTTCATTGACACGTTTCTGCACAACATCGTAGGCGCTTCCCAGATTCTTACGGCGCGTCTCGCCATTGCCCCACTTGCCAGAAATCACCTCCCGCGCCACCTTGTCGAGCCCCGTCCACTTTCCAGTAAGATTATTGTTGACAATCAGCTGCACAATGTTGACGATATCCCCTAACTTCTGTCTGCGCTCCTCGCCGTCTCCCCATTTTCCAGCGATGACCTCACGCGCAATCACATCGACATTGGCCACGTCGGATGCACTTTTAATCGTATATCGGGAATAATTCAAATCAACAACCCCGGTAATTCCGGGTACATTGCCACGATCGGAATACTGCCATATCTGCCAGCCATTGATACAGGGTTGTGCGGATGACCATCGCGCCACCCATTTAACATATCCATTGACGTGCGATAAATTTTCCTGCCACCATGCTTGACTGGCATAAATGCCGGAGGTGAATCCAGCTGCTTTTACACGGGAGCAGAATATGACGGCGTTAGATGCGCTCACCGTCTCCGTTCCCTCTTCCTCGCTATCGAAAAAAAGCGGATATGCCATGACATCGCGGTATGGGGTGCAAAGTCTTATAGCATGCTCGGCCTCGCTTATCGCTTGAGTCGCTCCCTTGGCATAACTGTAGAGATAACTGCCAAAGGGAATACCCAACCGTGCGCACTCGTCGGCGTTACGTTTGAACTGCTCGTCGTCCTGATTCTCGAAATCTGATCCGTAGCCGCATCGGATAATGGCATGGTATCCCGCCGCCTTGACTCGCTTCCAGTCTATGAAACCGTTATGATGGGAGATGTCAATTACCTTCTGCATCGTCGCCCTCGTCTTTCTGTTCGCGCTTGTCGAATATATGCAGGAACGAGCTGTCGGCCAAATCGGGATTAAGCAGAACGACGTTCTCCAAGATGCTGCCCACCTCGGCGACGCAAATCCACACGAACGCCAGCGAGAAACAGGCATCGCCGTAGTAATATGGAAGTTCGTAATAGTTCAAAAGCGCCTGAATAATGAGACAGACGCCCAGCACGACCAAATAAGCGAACTTGTGAACAAGCCCCTCGCGCATCTTGGTACTTGAAAAACCCTCGCGCAACGTGTGCCCGATAGTTCCGACTATATAGTCGATGATAACCAGCAGCAAAAGCAAAACCATCGGCTCGAATGTCATAGCACACATCCTTTCATGACAATGGCGCACACCACGCCGACAACGCACAGCAACCCCATGAAGACCCAGACAACGCATCCGCCGTCTCTCATAGCCTGTCCCTTCTCTTCGGTTTTATCTGACGGTTGAAGTCTATCATGCCCCCGGTGCGGATGCGGTAGAGCATTTCCTCTCGCCTGTAAACATTGTCAAGACTTTCCAAAAGACGCGCCACCTGCCAGCAGAGGATGGATACGGCGAGAATGAGCAGGAGCAGGCAGACTTCTATGAGATAGATCGATTCCATCATGCGCGCACCTCCAACAGCAACTTAAGTCGACTTTTAGCCTCGGAGGCACTTATCTTTTGCAATTTGTTAAAAGCTACAATGTGAAATGTCGGTTTCCATCTTGTGCGATCAAGATTTGCACAATCTTTCAAGTAATACGAACAGTATAACAGTGGATTACCCAAGAAATAAAGAACTGCGCTATGAGTGTCGGAGTCTTTGGCATACTCGCGCAAAATGTCGTATAAAACCTGGGCATTTCTAACATAGTCCATTGTCGCGACCGTCTTATTATCGTCAGTCTTGATTGCATAGATCATTCCAGACTCACTTTCACCTCGAAGTAGTTTCCGCAGCACGGGCACGAGATCGTCAAGGTATCAGTAACGACCTCATAAGGTATTTCGCCATCGTAGGGGACGCCCGTAACATCCGATGACACCGCTTTGGGATGCACATAGCGGTGCAAGGGGCTTACCCATACGACGCTTCCCCGTTTAATGGCGCGCTGCATGGTGGAGCGGTCGCAGCCCGCATAAGCTGCGGCGTTCGCGATCGAGGGGAACACTTTTCGATCGAGAATCACACGTTTAGACATTCGCAGACCTCCTATAGATGGGCTTTCGAAAGTAGTCGCAGATGTTGGAGAAGGGTACTTTCTCGCGAAAATGGGGAGTATGAGAGTAGAGGAAAATAATACCGTCTTCCTCGCGCTCGAATTTGTAATAGTACCCTGCATTGATCTGCTCGCGATCCTCGGCGAGGAGGATATACGAAATACGGGGATCAGTTTGCATGAGCGTCATAGCATGATCGTAGGCCGCGAAAGTGTCGAAGTGATAGCGTCGCACATCGCAGAGCATTCCCGCAAATGTCACCCCCGCACTCTCTCCTCCGTAGTAGCATTCGAAATAACTTGACATTTTTTTCTCCTATCGTAGGCCACATTTTGCAACTTTTTTGTTGCAAAATGGAGTATATACCAGTATAATTAGAGGTGTCAAGAAGGCAAACAGATAGGAGTTCGAAAAATGACTTTGGAACAGCTCTTTTGCATGAAGCGCACAGCTTCGAAAATCATTGTCACCGAAATGAACACTGGCACATTGGAACAGCGCCGTATCTTCGAAGGCTATGAAACCGATCTTTGCGACGATCTTAACCCCGAATTCGAAGCGTTCTACGAAGTTCACAAGAACCGCGAGGTTATCAACTTCGGAGCGGTGCTAGATTCGAACGGCATTCCCTGCATCAATGCTTTAGTGTATGCGTAGGAGGCGGGAGATGGTAACGGTTAATGACTTTTGCGGGGTACACTATTCCAGCTTGCTTATACCTTCCGATGTCTACGACTTCGAGGATACCGACGGAAGATTGATTTACTCGGGAAAGCTAGGAACCTATGGAGGTAGTGCCTTCATAAAGTTCTTACACGAGAACAAAGATAGGCAAGTTCGATTTATTCACAAGCACCGCGACGAGTACAAGGCGCTCCGAATTGAGTTAGCCTAACCCCCCAGCCCCAGCCCCGGCCATGCTCGCCATGCCGGGGCTTTTCTCGGCCCTCGTGAATGTGTTGGTTTCGTGTGCGTTGGCGAGCGGTTGGGCTGGGAGATGCGGGACGGGCGCAAGGGGGGCGAGCAGGGTCGGGGGGAGGAGATGATAAATAACTTAAGGTAATGACATACAAGGCA